TGAGTATAAAGAAGAAATAATAAACTATACTGATTCATATAGTACACTAATAAGTAAAGAAGGTAAAGAGTATATTATGCTCTATATGGATGACCTTCTAAAGATACATAATCAGTTCTTCTTTAGATAACATCTAAGTTATCTTCAACAGATGGGATGTAAGCGTTTACTGCTACACGGTTTCTTTCATTGTTGAGTTCAACTCTGAGTCCTCGTTCGATTCTAAGACCTGATCTAGAGAAAACAAAAGAACGCTTACCCTCAAGAACATCTTGAATACTCTTCATAATCTCACCGTTCTGGTTGTAGACATGGCTTTCTTTTGTTCCTGTCTTAGTAGTTACACCCATGACATTTTCTGAGGTAGAGTCTAATCCTGCATCTGCTCCTAATAAAAGCATAGCATGAAGCATAGGATCATCCTTGGTCATCTCTGACCTACCTCTATCTGCAAGAGATTTGTTAACGATCTTAACCTGTAACTCCTTCTCCAGATAGGTAGAGAATCTAGACAAGGATCTACTGTCTATAGTACCATCAGGTCCTTTAAGAGTTCTTAAATATTCAGGATCATCTAGAGGCATATCTATATCGTATGTCTTCATCATCATCTGAACATGATTTAAGATTGCGCTCTGAGCTTGCTTAGGTGTTTGTCCAATAAGACCGAGATCATCATTAGCCACGATGTTCCTACAGAAGTTGGCGCAGCTTGTTAGTTTTGTAAGTTCTGTCCTTGCAGCATCAAACTGTTGAGTGGTCATGCCTGCACCTAGCAACCTTCTTCTTATTTCTTGCTCATGTCTACCTAACCCTTGACCTGTAGCATAACGATCACCTAGACCTACAAAACCATAAGTAGAACCCACCTTAGTCTCAGTTCCTCCTGAGTATGTCTTAAGTGATACACCAGCCACATAATAATCACCAGAAGAGGATCCACCGTTAGCTAGAATAGTTTTTTTTGTTGTACTATCAAGGTCTTCAAATTTGACTTTCTGGACGAATGGGTTTAGTGCTGAATCAGTAGGTTTATCTGACCAGACGAGTAAGTTGTCGGGCTTGTATCCTTTACCAACATCACCTTCGCCTACTCTAGATACAAATTCTGGTTTGAATCGTCTGTAGAAGTCTGCTCTAGGTGCGACATGTCCTACAATAATTTTCTTTACCAGTTCCTGTACCTCTTTCTTCGTGCCCTTACCTGCACCTAAAGCCTCTAGGGATGCGATAAGTTCAGCGTCATCTTCACTCATCATGCCACGACCAAGCTGAAGAACTTTACTGATGCTATCCTTATATTGCCTTGCCATGTTCTCAAGAATAGGCTGGGCTTTGTCTAATTCACCTCTGGCAAAATGGTGAGCAGCTATCTCAAGATTCTCAGAGGTTTCCTTAACAACATTTGAATAGTTGAAACTGCTCTTGGCGAAGTCGAAGCTATCAACAGCTAAACTCTCGTCAGGTTCTAGTAGTTGTCGGTGCTCCCTCTCAAACTTAGCAACCTCGTCTTTGTAAGCTGTCATAACATCACTAAGAGCATGTCGATCACTTGGCATAATACATACACCTGCTAAAGACCTACCATCTACCTTAAGAAATACCTGCCCTTTGTCATTAGTGTAGAGCAGTTGCTTCATCCTACGCAGATCTTCAAGCATGTTCTCTGGTTCACGCTTTCCTCTACGCATCTGATCTACTAAAGTAGCAACTTTTTCGTATTGTTTGAAGGCTCGACTCACTTGAGATTCACTAGGAGGTTCCCTTTCAAAGACCTTTACATCGTCTCCACCTTCATCTGCTGCCTGCTCAACAAAGATTAAGTTTCGTTGAAGCATCTTCTTACTCATAGTTCTAATGCTGTTGTTTGCATTAGAGAAGAACTGTCCATGAAGTTTTGCCTCTATAGTGTTAGTATCGAGAACATTCTTCAAAGTAGATAGTTTGCTGAAGAGAGAATTTACAGAGTCGCCTAGTCCTGGGAAGCCTTGATTTAATTCATCAACTGTCTCCTGCTGCCTCTGATCCTTCTCCATCTGCTGTCTTTCCGCTTTGGACATGACAGGTTGTTTCTGAGTAGTTCCTGCTCCTGATAAGAATGCAGCTAGATCGTCGTAACCCTCGGATCCTGGCCCATCTACCTTATTAGCTCTAGCGTTAGGCTCATCTCTTTGAAAGCTTATGGTTTTTCGGGTAGTCTTCCATATCTTACCCTTTCCACCTCCAGCACCATCGAGTATACCAGGAGTTTTTATGCTGTCGCCAGCCATACCTATAGCCTGTTCAGGTGTCATAGGTTGTGGAGCTTGTTCGTGCAGGCTGTGATAGCTTTCAAGGAGTTGTAAAGCAAACTTCTTCATTGTATTATTATATTAAAAAACCCAACCCAACATACGCTGGGTTGGGCTCAAATAAGGACTATAATGTATCAGTTACCTCTGGCTTCTACAACCATGCTATCGTAACGGAAGGTCATGACGATGGTGTCGAAGTCGTTGGTGGAGTAGTTCTTCTCACCGCGAGTATACTTCTTGGGGTACACACCACGAAGAATAATCTCTTGAGTTGGCTCCATCTGACCGTTAAGTTCGATTACAGTAGCTGCCATCTTGTACTCGTTGTTGTCTGAGGTGAAGGCAGTACCGTAGGTTCCTTGTACAGGATCAAAAGTGCTTCTCATGTAGTCGAAGAGAATCTGTCCTTCTTTGTACTCAAGGAGGTTGTCGAAAGTAACTTCCATCTCCTCGTAAGAAGGTCTACCAGGGTAGTAAACTTTGTCGTTTACTCTGTTAACCTCAATGTCCTCAACGGAAAAGCCTAGACCACGAACCTGCTTTGCTGCAAGAGTAAGGTTCTTGTTGTTCTTACCTTGAGTGAACTGAGCAGGAAGCTCGAAGTGAATCTCCCACTGGTAGCTTCTGACAGAATCAAGAGCTTGTGAGATAATAGGCTTTTCGTTGAGAGACTTGCCAGTTAAGTCCCTCTTGTTATTATCGTTTGCTGCGAAATAAGATTGGATAGGCATCGTTTTTTACCTTATCAGAGTGATGCTGATTGGTTAGTTAGGTTAAGCTCAAAGACGATAATCTCTGCACTTTTGGTTGGCTTTAGTAGTACCTTACACCAAAGCTCTCCTTTGTCTATTCTTACAGGAGTGTTAGTTGTTTCGTCACAGATTACTTTGAACTCTGTGATACCTCTTCTTCTTGCAATCTCGTCAAGCTGAGATTCGACTAGGCCAGTAATATTCTCCCAGGTGGTTGGATCATTAGGCTCGAAGACGAACTGCCTTGTGGAGTTAAGAAGAATCTTTCTGATGATAATCATTAGTCTGCGAACATTAATTCTGTCGAGTGCAGAAGGATCTCTTTGAGCAGTTCTCTGGCCGAAGATTGTGATACCTTGTTGGACAAAGTTAACAATTGGGTTGATCACATTGCCTCCTGAGTACATGGCATCTCTATCGCCTTGTCCGACATTGATTTCAACATCGACTGGCTTGGTGAGTCTACCTCTTACAAAGCCAGCAGGAGCGAACCAAGACTCAGAAGTAGAATCTGTGAAGCACATTTGGCGAATGCCGAAGATGGCAGGATCAAACCACTTATCCTTCTGATCGAACTGGTCAAAGGTCTTGACCCAAGGCCAGTAGATCGCTGCGTAGCTATTGTTGATAGCAGAAGTTCTAGAAACCGATTGACCGTTACTCCAATCGATTGCATCTTGAACACTTGCTAGACCATAAGGAGGTGCAACAACTGCAAGGAAGTTCTGAGAACTTTCGGCCAAGCTGATTAGAGCGTTCTGAACATCCTGATCGTTAATATCAGGAACACAGGCTAGGCCAATGTTAAGAATGTCGTAATCTAGAGCGTACACACCAGTTTTTTCAGCAGGGTCTCCCTTAGCAGCAGCTTTGATCTGAGAAGAAGTTCCTGATGCACCAGATTCTCCACCTGCCATGTTGTAGGTTCCTTCAACAAACTTGACGAATCTTGGGTTATAGGTAGAGTCGTTAATCTCACCGACAAGCCCTAGGTCCTTAAGCTTATTTCCAAAATCAGTAAGTCCATCAACATCAACATCGCTTACTCCAGAAACAATGTTTGCTTTGATGTACTCAGAAACCACATTGTCAACCTCTCCAGTATTAATTACCTTCTCAATGAAGTTTCCAGAACCTTCAAGAGATACGGAGTAGCTCTCTGCCGCAGCACCGTCGCTGTTAACTTGGAGGATATTATCCTTACCACCAAGACTTTGAATTTCGATAGTGTTTCCTATAACATCACCTTTATCATTCAAGGCGTAGTTATACTCACTACCTGAGTGTAACGACTGAACTAGGTAACTAACCTTACTAGTATTAACAGTGGTTCCTATAACTTTCAAGCTGGTTGAGGCTCCCTTGCCTCCAAGTATTGTTCCATCATCGTCTAGGGCTTGTAAACATTCAGCAGGTTGATCTAAATCTGTTCCAGAGAATGCTGCTGCTGAAAGAGCAGCACCTGCACCAGCGAAAGCACCAACAAGGAAGGAGGAGCCTTCTATGTTTTGAATACTAACTTTACTAGTTTGAGCACCGCCGCCTACTTTGCTAACTAAAGCCACGCTAGAAGTGGTAGCAGTCCCAGAGGGGATGGTAAATTCTTTTGGAGTTGTAAACTGCTCAACTCCTGCGTTAGAACTTACATGTACAACTAGTTTAATACCGCTGGTAACTCCCCAATCTGCTCCTGATGGGTTTATACATATGGCAGGGCAAGAACCAATAGGAATCTTAGCACTAGCATCTACGGTGCCACTGTCAACGGTGCTTCGTACAAAGTAAACTTGGTTGGTTGCTTCAAGAATCTCTAAAGCTCCTTCAAGACCTTGACCTTCGATGCTTTCTGAAGGCTTACCGAAAGTCTTAATAAGTTGCTCTTGGCTTGTGATTAGAGTTGCTTTGTTTTCGGGACCTTTGTTGGCAAATCCAACGATACCGACAACTGAAGGGTTAATACTAGTGGGGTATTGAGAAAGGTCTTTCTCAATGACATAAACTCCGGGGCTTACAAAATTAGTCATGGCTTATACCTCAGGCGTTAGTAATTTTCAATAGCTTTCTTTTAGCCATTGTTAATACTTGTTCTGTGATGTAGGATTCTGGGACTACAATGCTTTTCTTAGGAAGC